TGTCCCTAGCTCATAGTTACCATATTATAAAAAAATCTACCTATGAGGATCTGCAAGGCAAAATATACACGGACAATAACCATAGTTGAGGAGACAAACGATGAGTAAATTTCAGGTAACAATGGAGGAAGTGACGAGGCGGTCTATGGAGGTATCGGCTCGAAGTAAAGAAGAGGCAAGAGAATATGCGGAGGAAAAGTTAAACGCATTTGATTTTGAAATGGAGGATTTTCCTTTGGAAGTGATGTATCGAAGAGAGATTATTTTAGTGAAAGAGGAGACAAACGATGAGTAAAGACCTAACTGAAAACATAGACGATATATGCCGATATCAGTATGGACATACTAATTGGGCATTTGCTGATACATTAACCGATAAAGAATTGGAAGAAATCAAAAGTAAAAAGCTAGGTGATACAATACCAAGCATTGTTTTTTATTATGAGGAGACAAACCATGAAAATTAAATTTGATAAGCATGTAGAGGAAAATGAGGTTCGTTATCATTACGAGGATAATGGTTACCCTGATCCTGTTGCGTTATACATTCCTAATTACGTCTGGCATTTTTGTGAAAAAAATAAGATTAGTGTCGAAAAGTGCATTAATCAAATATTGTGGAGGAAAGGCAAGGCTTATGAACAATGGAACACAAGAGGAGGCAAACGATGAGTAGCGTGACAAGTGATGCAAAATGCCCAAACTGTGGCTCGACCAATGCATACCATGAAAATTTTGATGATGAGGAAGTAGGAAGTATTACAGGTTGTTTTAGTTGTGGGTGGTATGAAGTGTACCGAGAAGATGCGGACACAGAAGAGGTGCTTGAGGATTTTGAGGGGTTTGGACACGATTATGCCAAAGAAGATATTAACGAAGGAAAGCGAGAGGAGAAAAACGATGAGTAAATTTCCAAGTTTTAGTTGGTTGGATGATTTAGTTGATCCTGACATAACGATAGAGTCTTTATCTGGAATCCTGCGTGAAGCAAAGGTAGTTACTTCTATTTTAAGTTATCGAGAAAAACCTTACATACAAGATTTATTGGACACAAAGATTGCGTATAGATTGCATGATGTAGAAGACCATAAACAGTTTGCCGTGAGCAATGAAGATTATTTGCATGATGTTGCTGAAGCTAAACGAGGAGACAAACAATGAGTAATTTTTTAACAAAAAAACAGGTAAAAGAGTTAGAAAAAAAGAAGTGGGATATGTTGCCAACCAAAGCAGATACGCTATGGGTTGAAGGTGATTGGGACTCTAAAACAAACCTTCTTTGTTTGATGGAAGAACTTTTCCCAGAGTTAAACTTAAAACAAGGCAACCGTTATAAATTTTTAATTTGTGCCTATGCAGAGGAAACAAACAATGAGTGAATTATTTCCAGAGCCAGATAGGCAGATGACTTTAGATGAAATCCTTCTTATGGCAGATCGTAAAAGAAAAGAACTGGAGGGTTTTGGTTTGACCCCTGCCTTAAGGACAGTTATCGAATGTGTTTATTATGCGACTCAACCAAGGCTGACCTATGGCGTAGACACTATGAGGAGACTACACCATGAATAATAAAAAAGAATTTACAGTTTCAATTTTATGGGGAGAATTTCCAGATAATATTCCAGTATCTTACAACTTCCAATCAGAAGAAGAACTAGAAGCATTTTTATTGGGTGTTGAAGAAGGTCATGGGTGGTTAGATTATAATGCAAATGTACATACAAAAGGAAAAGACCAAAAGTTTACTTTAGAAGAATTTGGTCTAGATGTAGAAATTTTTAGTCATATGTTAGAAGAATGGGAAGAATATATGGAGAACCCAAATGAGTGCTATTCTTACATGGGAAGAATATATGGAGAACCCAAATGACGGATAAAAAATACTACATACGCATTGCATCTTTAATTTTGCGTGTTGAAGATGAAGATGGAAATCCAATGCTTAATGAAGATGGAACGGTTAAAGAATTTTATCCTGTTGAACGGAACAGGTCGGATAATCTACTTGTTGTCCATGAAGAAATCGACCGTTTTCTTGAAAATTTAACTTTTGAAGATGTTACGGAGAACCCAGATGACTGATAAAAAATACACTAAAGAAGAATTGACAGAGGCATTTAATTTGGTGCTACATTCAGATCAACATTGGAAAGACCCTATATGTTCACAATGCCCTAGAGACAAGCAAGAGATTGTTGATTATGCCCTTGATTATTTTGTGGGGGGAGGGGCTAATTTTTATTTAAAAGATGGAGATTTGTGGGTCGAGGCTCGTGGATATTATGCAAATGGATTGGAGGGGTAAAAATGAAACAGTTTAAAGTGGAAGTAATCCAAACCAATTATTTTTATATTACGGCTTATTCCGAGGAAGAGGCGATACAAATAGCAAGCGAGGATTACATATGGGACGAAAATCAAACGCCCCCTGATTATTATAATGTCCGTTTTGAAGTGTTTGAGGAGACTAAAAATGACTGACATAGGAAACAGATGCGTACATTGTGGTTCTGATACATCTTTTGGGAGTGGATTATTCGTTAACCGTATTCCTGCGGATGCAGATTATCAGGCAGAAGATTCTGAAGGTAATATAATTTTCAAGGAAGGTGAATATCGTGACGGATATGCGTGTCCGCCCTGTATGGCTGATACTGGTGCAATGGAGGAGCGTGATTGATGTAAGAAGTGTGACACCACTTTTGAAAAGAACGACTAAAAGACCCTGTTACTTTTTAAAAATCCCGAGATAAAACTCTCGGGATTTTTTTTGACCAAAAATAGGGGGTTGACAAGGTATGGGATAATATGTTATAATTAAGATACGGAGAAATTCTAATGTACTCCGTGCTATTTGACATTGTGAATCAAACGAAAATAATTTTTTAATTTTAATTAAAGGACTAACTAGACTATGAAAAATTATAAATACAACGATGGCGGAAGAAAAGAAGCAGGGTTTAAAGGCGAGGCAAAAGACTGTGTTTGCCGATCTATAGTTATAGCGTCAGGAAGACCTTATCAGGAAGTGTATGATAGGTTAGCTGAAGGCAATGCGTCTCAAAGACTTAGCAAACATCAAAAAACTAAACGGCCTAAATCGGCTCGAAATGGAATTACTGTTTGGAGAAAATGGTTTAAAGATTACATGAAAGAGCTTGGGTTTGACTGGACGGCTACAATGCAAATTGGTTCGGGATGCAAGGTTCATCTTAAATCAGAGGAGCTACCGAAAGGTCGATTAGTGTGTGTGGTTTCAAGGCATTATGTTTCTGTTATTGATGGAGTCATTAACGATACTCACGATCCTTCCAGAGAAGGAACACGATGCGTCTATGGGTATTGGAAACTAAAAGACCCTGTTACTTCCGCAACGAGTTGAATATCTTCTCCCAGTCAATGTAAGGATATTCAAAGAATCCCCCGAGGGGCTGAACACTCAGCCCCTCTTTTTTTATGTCTAGGATTTGGGAGGCTTTATACAGGTAGATAGATTGTGTTTTGTCTTCGACCATGAGCCATGAACGTGTCTCCTTGTTCTTTTCAAAAAAGGCTACCTGATGCGGGGAAAGACGAACTTTACGGGTTGTTGTAACTTTTAATTCTACAAAATGAAAATGTTGGTCGGGGCATCGGACAAGGAGATCGGGGATACCACGAGTAGCGTAGGTATCTATTTTTAAGACGTTCCAATCATTGTTTTCCAGTTTCCAAAGGTTCTTCCTGATTGTCTGGTAGAAGTGCTTTTCCAATCTCTTTCTCTTGTTTGTCACTTTCAGAGTCGGCTTGATGTTCGATGATGAGTGGCTCTCCATTATTTTCTCGAGGGTTTTCATTGCGTATTTCCTTTAATCTTTTTAACACTTCAGCTTTTGACATCTGGTCTATTGACCCGTGAAGAATCTCTTTTCGATCAACATAGATCCCTTGAGCTTGCCCTCTTCGATATTCAGCCTGAACAGAGGCCGAGTACGCTCCATTTTCTTCAGCTCTTTGAGACAAATCAGCCAGTCTTTTAATATGACGATTATATGTAACGGCATATTTACGATCAAGTTCGGTTCGATAAGTCTGCAAAGCACGAACAACATGAGGGCATTTGTAAGGGTTTAAAAGTTCTGAGGCACGAACATGGGCTGACCCTTTAGCGTATCCTGCTTCAATCGCGGCCTCGGTATTGGTAATCTCTCCGTCCCGTGACACAAGAGCCTTGACAAATAACTCTTCTTTTCGTGTCAATCGTTTGCTGACACGTTTTTGGTACGCTTTGTCATTTGGGTCAAGAGTAAGTAAAGCTTTAACTGGCATATCGGATATATCTTATAAAAAAGACCCCCGACTTTCAATAAAAAAATCGAGGGTAAGTTGAAGGACGTACTATTGTACGAAACCGTGATCCAAGGGACGAGGAGAGCGGAGCATGATCCCTTGAACTAAAGCCTCACGGAAGGCTGTTGTTAACCACTTCATACTCCACTGTTGATATGTCTCATAGTATAATATATAGTTACATAAAATACAAGATAAAAGGGGATATATACGTGTGTACATATAAAGTTATTTACCAGACTACAGATAAAAAAGATAGACCAATAGAAAAATCTTTTGATTTTACGGCAAAAGACCCTTTGGATTACTTTTTAAACCTTACTTATGCCTGTCAGCGTCATTTGATAGGTTGCACTCAGGATATCGTTTCTATTGAAGAAATTAAGAAAAAAGGGGAAAAACTTGACAGGAACGGAATTTTAGATAAGGCTAAAAGCTTAATTAATGGAGAAAGAGAGACAACATATGGAGATCCTCTTGTAGCCCACGGGCAAATTGCGAAGGGATGGAGTGCCATCTTAGGCATAAAGGACATACCTCCCTCGACAGTCGCCCTGATGATGGCTTGGCTGAAACTTTCCAGAATTTTATCCAACAAAAAATATGAGGATTCTTACGTTGACTTGATAGGCTATGTTGCCTTGTCTGCTGAGTGTGCGGAGAAAGAAGATGGAAGAGAAGAGAAATCCGAATGACCCTTTGAGTTGGGGACGCGGTTTTGAAGATGATAATTTAGAACTGAAGAGAAGTAAAAATGTAATGACGGGCTTAAGGCTTAAGCACAGGGTTGGAGAGAGTTTGAACACGTTTGTTTTATCGTGTTCTTCTTCGGCCATTGATCTGGGGATTATATATGATGATGAGCCTGATGAGAAGGAACAGAACTGGTTCTTGGATGCTATTCCTTTTGTTGCTTCACGGAAGTTGTATAAAAAATGATTAATGAAGAGCAAAGCAAGGAAGTTTTAAAGTATCTGGAAAAAGCGTGTGAAATTATTTCCTCGAATCTTCCTGACGGGATGCCGACAAACAGTGTGAGAAAGATACAACAAAGAAAAGAACTACAAAGAATTAATTCATTATTGACATCTATTCGAGATGTTATGGCTAATTTTATTAAGGAGGAAAAAATTCATGCCGACACATTTATCAACAAACGTAAAACCATTGGAATTGAAAAACCACCAGGGCGAAAAGCGTCCGTTTGAAACGTCTTTTGATCGGGCAATCTCTGCTTTGGAAGAAGTGCATCATAGTGTCATAGCCCTGATGCGTGATAATAAAATCAACCCAAAGGAAGGAAAGCGCAATGCTCCTTCTTTGAAGCGAAGTAATAAATTAATTAACGATACAGTGGATCTTTTGATTGATGTAAAAGAGGCTTTAGATGAAGCCGAGGAGATGATGCGTGGATATAATCGCGATAAAAAAACACCCCTCAGGGAAGAAACAACAAGTAGTGATTGATCTTCATTTAGATAAGAAGAAGAAAGTTAAAAAAAGAAGATGGTTAAAAATAAAACAGTTTTTTAAGAGATTTGACCCAAGACCCGACTTTAATTTTAGAGAAGGAGAATGAGATGACTTTTGTTACAATACTGAATAAATTTATTGCTTTTATGGTGTGTGTTTCACCTGTTGTGTTTGCCGCAAAATTAAACTTATTAAGCCTCGCATTAACAGGATCTTTTGTGTTTTGTGTCCTGTGCGTTTTTATAGTGTTTATATTTTAGAGTTACCGCTAACGTAGCGGGGGAGAAACCGTCAGCTCATCCCCTCTGACGGTTTTTCTTTTTCCATAGCTTTTTTAATGAGATTTCTAACTGTCCCTGTGATTGTCCTGTCTTCTTGCTCGGCGCGTTCCTTGAGCCATGAGTAAGTGTCGATCGACAAAGCAACTGATTTGTATTTATTTGAATCCATAACTTTTCCTTTATAAAAGTTTCTGTAACATATGCTATATTGTTAGTAACATATACTATATTATGCGTTAAGGGAATTAATAACTTATTAATTCGTTGAATTATTAATTCATTAAATCTCTACGGTGTTGCCCCAACTTTCCCCCATTTCTAGGTCACATAAAGAAGGGATTTCAAGAGGAATAGCTTTTTCCATGATTTCTACAATGTGAAATGCTTGTTCTTTAGAAGAAACACTGCAACACAGCTCATCATGTACCTGTACAAGGGGGACAATTCCTTCCTTGTAGACGTTTACCATTGCCTGTTTAGTCATATCAGCCGCTGAACTTTGAATAAGCTTGTTTAGGCATTTATAGGTGTAAGCTCGTTTGAGGCGAGTAGTCGCACCATACTTCTCTTGTGCCTCTCTTTTAGGATAGGCTTTTGTTAATTCAAAAGTATCAGGTTCCCATTGGTCAAAGGTTAATCTTCTTCCTTTTAAACTTCTCAAATAAGCTCCATCGGTTGTCTGTTTATTGAGCCGTGTAATAAGCGCCTGTTGCAATCCTTTAACGAAAGGAACCCGAGTGTGGTATTGCTTGGTAAGGTCTTTAGCCTCCTCCAGAGACAAATCGAGTTGTTCTGAAAGCTTTTTGACCCCCATGCCATACATCATAGCAAGGTTAATTGTTTTGGCTTGTTTCCGAGGGATATCTGCCATCTCAGCTACCAAACTGTGAAAGTCTGTTTCGGGTTCGTTCTGGTAATTAGAAACAAAATCATCAACACCTTCGAGTTGAACTGCGTTCTTTTGCCAATCGTTATATACTTTAGCGTAATGAACAACAATCCGTGGCTCCTGTTGGCTAAAATCAATGCTTGCCCATTGTTCTCCTTCTTCTGGAAGAAACAGATTACGAACCGATATAAGGCTTCCTTTACCATAAGTAGGGATCTGCTGTAGATTAGGGTTATTCATCGAAAGCCTGCCTGTGACAGTTCCGCCCTCTCCTCCTCGAACTTGGTTAATGTGGGAATGTATACGGCCTTTTACAGCATGTTTCTGTATAGTGTTAATAAAAGTACCATTAACTTTATTAAGTTCTCTGGCTTTTGCAATCATCTTTGGAATGTCGTGATCGTGTTGGGACAAAAATTCTTTCTTAAAAGAAGGCTTACCCTTTTCCGTTCTTGAGTATGGTAGCTGAAGTTCTTTAAAAACAACTTCTATACTTTGCGCTGACCAGATGTCTACGTTTAGTTGGGTTCTCTTTTTAATCTCTGACCGAATCTTTTTCTCTTCTTTAACCAATAGTTTCTGGGTCTGTTCTGCCCCATCAAGGTCAACACGGATACCCTTCCAAGTCATTTCAACCAGACACGGTAAAAGCTCTGTCTCAAGGTCAAAAACTGTCCTTAAATCGTCTTTCTGGAGTTGTACGTTAAACATATTCCAAAGTTCTAAAGTAAGTTCCGCGTCTGTTTCTGCATATCCTCCAACAAAGTTAGCAGGCATCTTCCACATCTCTGCCTTTGCATCTAAACCAAATTCAGTTGCGGCTTGAACAAGGCCTTTCTCTGATTTTGTCTTTCCAAGATAATCAAAAGCAACTGCGTTCAAACTGTAAGAAAAACGGTTTTCATCCAAAAGACTTGCAACAAGCATTGTGTCAATTATCTTACCGTTAACCGTGTGTCCCATTGCTCGAAGCCATCCAACATCATACTGGGCATTATGAAAAATCTTATCACAGGGAAGAGCTAACATATCTTTTAACCATCGGTTAACAAGACGTTCATCTAAATTACCTCCTCCCATATGCTTAATAGGAAAATACCCTTTAAATTCATCTGTAGCGACAGCAACCCCAACAACCTCTCCATTTCCTGTAGGCCATCCGGGACCAGAAGAACGAAGGTCGGGGTCGCGTGTTTCGAGGTCAATTGCAATCTTAGTAGCCCCAGACAGATCGGGAAAACTTTGAGGGGGTGACCATGTATCAACCGTGTCTATTCGAGCCAAATTTAAAATTCCTTGTTCCATATCAATGACTTAACATATTTTTAAAGTTTATACAATTAAATAAGATTTATCAGGATTTTTTGGATAAAGTATGTAAAGACTATTCCTTGCCCGAGTTACGGCAACATAAAAAAGACGATGCAAAGAATCTTTATCGTAACGTGTCTCGCGTTCACTTGCCGCTGAAATATCTGTTAAAACAACCACGTTATCTGACTCGGCTCCTTTTGCCCCATGTATAGTTGAAAGAATAATCCGAGGCTCTTTGCCAAGCTTTTCTTTCTTTTTTAAAAGAGAAACAATATATGTTTCCTGTTCATCTTTAATTAAATCAAGAGCGTCTCTCCATATAACGTCTTTGTCTACGAGCAACCCGTGATGCTCCTTAAGGTCTTCGTATGTAAATGTCTCTGTATCAACTTGTCCGTGTATTGTTTTCTTTCCACGTTTTATATGTATGCCGTTACCTGACATAAATTTATATATCTTTTGTGCTGTCTTAAGGTCAACTCGTTCTCCTTTTTTAAGTGCCTCCCATCCTTTAATAGCCTGCAGAACAGACGGACTGACAGAAAGATTACCGTATTGATCTTGAAAAAACAGTCCATTTCTTTTTAATTCATCTGATATTTCTCTAAGCATAAAAGCGCATTGAGAAAGAATTAACCATTGCCCTTTCTTCATTTCTTTATAAGGAGGATCATACATGCGATGCACTTCTCCTACAGACAATGCAGGAGAATATTCTTTGGGGAAACGATTTCCTTTTGAAACCTGTTTAATAATTGATTGAGCAATCTTATGCGGTTCTTGCGGAACACGATACGACTGTGAAAGAACTTCTGCTACACTATCTAAATTTATAAAATGTTGAGGAGAGGCTCCTGCCCATACGTAGATTGCTTGGTCATCATCTCCGGCGCAGTACATTTTTTTAGCTTTTGTATCTAAGACATGAGCAATATCCCATTGAAGCGGAGACAAATCCTGGGCTTCATCCAACAAAATTAAATCAAAAACAGGGCAAGTTGTCCTAGCGTCCCTTAAGAACATCTCAAGCATATCAGTAAAGTCATAAAGAGCCTGACTCTTTTTAAAGTTGTCGTAACTTTCTGCGATGTATTCAACCTCATGCCAATGAAGGTTCCCGCGTATAGAAGTATTGTATTCCTTCCTCAAAGGCACTTTTTTGACCCGTGCGCGGTGAATAAGGGACAATACCGGACTGTTTCTTATGTAACCCCTGTCTTCACCATTCTCCGCCTCTACGCTTCCAAGAGATACAAGGCGAACCTGAGACGCAAATTCTTTAATCTCTTTGTCTCCCATGCACCTCATTCCTTTCTCGTCCATACAATGTTTTGAAAAACTATGAATTGTTTTAAACCAAAAAAGATCCTTTTCTGCGTTTTTAAACCCAAAAAGTTCGGAGGCTCTTTCTCTCGCTTCATCACAAGCTTTGTTAGTAAAACTAAGAAAAGCAATTTTGTGAGAAGGTGTACCGTTTTTAAGGGCATCAGAGACTCTATCAATTAAAGTCGTTGTTTTTCCTGTTCCTGGTGGTCCAAATATACGAAACATTAGAACGGACTCTTCTCAGGCTCATCAAATTTTTTGGCTTGAATTTTAATGTCTTCTTCAAAAGAAGTTGGAATACACCAGACACGAACAGATTTCCCTTTAATCTTCAAAAAAACAGGTCGTCCAGAAACGTCTTTAATACGTTGGGCTACCTGATGTCGCTTGTACTCGTAAAATTTATTCTTTTTTAAATGATCCATCAGGTCTTTAATTCTAAAATACGTTTGCCCTTTATCCTCATCTGTCCACGCACGGCGGAGGTAAATTTCGTCACGACTCTCCGCTTTCTGAAGATAATGAGCAAACTCTTCTAAGTATTCGTAAAACTGCCCATCTACATTAGAATCTTCAGAGGCTTCTATTATCGCACCTTCTGTCTCCAACATATTAGAAAGCAACCCATTTAAACGTGTTTCCCACTGTGGTTTACTTACGGAAGGAGGAATGTAGTTTAGTTGCTCCATACATGCCTTTTGAAACTTAGGTTGAAGCATAAGGCTTTCCGTGTCTAATTCTACAGGATGAGAATTAACATCTAAAAACCAAAGAGGAGGGTTACTGTTGTACTTTCTCAAATTACCCATCGCCGTGTTCGTGACAAGGGATTGAACCCCAAACTTGCGTGTCGCACATAACTCCTTGTTACAAAAGCTTTTTATCGGTTGGTCACTGCATTTATAAGTGTAATCTTTTTTTTCAAGCTGTTTGGCAACAGCGTTCATTTCATTCAAGTCTAAAGGAGGGTCAAAATATTTTGCATTGTATACGGATATTTCCTGACTCCACGACTTAGGAAACGCTTTTCTTAAGTAGACCCCAACATTAAAAAGACCGTTGTTCCGTGATCCCTCTTCAAACCCCTGTTTAAAAAGCGCCTGCAAGCACGGAGGAACATCTTTAAAATCTGCGTCAGGTTCATTCTTAATTTCAAAAGAAAGCACCGCATCAGGTTCCTGCGCGTACTTATCGTATAATTTAAAAAACTCCTCAAGTGTTCCTGCCGTACCATCGTCTTGGATAACATAACGCACACCCATATTTGCGTCATAGTAAGGAAGATTAAGAAAATTTCCTGTGTCTCCCTTTTCAACATTTAAAGAAACTTGCTTCGGAAATATCTCTGACCCATTGTACCCTAAAGCAGAAGCCATATCCTTAAGAGTAGCCTGCATGTCTTTGGCAGACAACCAATCTTTAGTAAACAAGAATATGTGAGCGCCTCCTGATTTACTGCGACAGACAACAAGAGGTAATTCTAATCTTCTAATCTTTTCAACTAAGACCTTGTGGTCAAGGCCAACGTATTCATCTACATCAATACATCCCCAGACGCATCGACTCTCCTCGTTAATGGGAACAATCCCAATTGCTGACCCCTTACCTGACAGATGCTCTTCCCAAAGCTCCGTGGTGCGTGGAGTACGAACAATAGAGGCTTTACCTGTTTGCTTACCGTTCTTGTTACCGGACACGGCATACGTTCCGTAAGCAAGGTTTAGCCCTCTAAATATAAATTCAAATTTTTCTGATTCTGTAGACACAATTCACCTATCAATAAATTGGGGGTTTTGACACCCCCAATCCATCCAGAAAGTTAAAACGGTATGTCTTGTGATTCAGCGCCTTCTTCCGTATGTTTTACGGTTACTTCGCCATCTGTAATTGACTTTTCAAATAACCTAGCTTTCTGATAAGCTTCAGCGTTTTTCACAACGCCTTCTAAAGATATGTCCCATCCAGACCATTTACCTTTAGAGTTTTCCTCGTCAACGGTTTTCATTCTGTACACAAAAGCATAAGAAGGAGGATCAAAACTTTCACCGTTTTTATCCTTCATTGTCTGAGACAAAATCGTTGAGAGCCATTTTTTTGACTTCTTAAGTTGTGTCGATTTCATAGAAATCAAAGCAGTCGAAGAACTGCCATCATCGTTTAACACCACAACATAATGTTGTGCCGTTTTATCTATGTAATCCCCATTACCGCCAACAACATAGTCCTTGTTATCTTCAGCACTACGTTCTGTTTTTGGTATGTTTGGATCTCCTGCAGAATACATAGCAATAGGCGCACCTGTTCCTGTGCCGCGTGAAGCCCAATGAATATACTTACTTTGGAACAATACAGGCAGTACGCGGATGCCTTCTTTTCCCGAGTAGTTTTGGTTAGTAACCGAATTGTATATATCACCTTTCTTTGCATCGTCAGGGATATCATCCATACCAGACCATATTTTTATAAAAGGAAGGGCAATATCTTCCTGACTAATGCCAGAAAGTCCTGCTCCTGCGTCTTGTGCAAATATGTCTGCGTCTAGGACGGCAACTTCGTTATTCGTGTTCGTTGTTGTTACATCTTGTTTCGCCATTATTGTTTACCTCCTTTAATAGTAGCGTGGTCAATGACCGTTACACCCATAAACTCAGGAAGGCTAACGCCCTTCTCGATCTGTTCTTTAGCCCAAGCTTTTCCCGTCATCGGGTGAACCTTAGAATCTTCCTGTACAGGCAAGTTTTCTTGCAGAGCGAGTGTCTTAAATTTTTGAGCTGTCTCATCCTCGCCCTTACCAAAATCAATTGAGACAGTATTCTTAATAATGTCGTAATGTCCGTTTTCTCTAAGATACTGCAATGCGTCTTCCTTATTTTCAACTTTTGGACGGAAAGAATATATCTTCTTAACAGAAATTTCCGCTCCGTTTTTCATTACAAACTTTTTCATGCCTGCTTCATTCATCAACTCAGGCAGGCGGTCATCTGTAAGAATACGAAGCTCCGCTTTATCTTTCTTAAGTATATCTTCACGCATTTCAATTTTCTCTTGCATATCAACAATACGTTCAGCAACAGAAGATATAGAGTTTAAATTTTCGTCTTTAATTTTAGGTGCAGAGATATCTGCATCCTCTTTCATAAAATCAGGTACTTCGACCATCGTTTTTCCTCATTCTTGGTTAAAAATTCACTGTTGTTTTCAAACAGTGTTTCATGTATATACCATAATATATAAAAAGCAAGGAGAAAATAGTGAAATATGTTTTTAAAACGGAACCTTTTAAACACCAGAGAAGAGTGTTTGAAAGATCCAAAGACCTTAGACATTATGCTCTTTTTCTTGAAATGGGAACGGGAAAAACAAAGGTGACGGTTGATAACCTGTCTTATTTGTATGAAAGCGGCAAGATAGACACAGTGCTTATTGTTGCGCCTAAAGGGGTCTATGAGAACTGGATTAAGAATGAAATCCCAAAACATATGCCTGACAGAATTGAGCCTTTTGTTGTTAAATGGCAACCTAATTTAACAAAGAAATTTAAACAAGAAATGAAAGATGTAGCGACACGAGCGGAAAGAAAAGAAGAAAAACTGCATATTCTTGTGATGAATGTAGAGGCTTTGTCTACGAAGAAAGGGATGGATGTAGCGTCTTACTATTTAAAACAGAACCCTGAAAATATGATTATTATAGACGAAAGCACGACTATTAAGAACAAAGATGCAAGTCGGACTAAATCTATTATAAAATTAGGAGAGCTTGGAAAGTACAAAAGAATCCTTACAGGCTCTCCTGTGACGAAATCTCCATTGGATTTGTTCTCTCAATGCAAGTTTTTAGACACCAATATGCTTGGTTTTGACAGTTACTATGCGTTTCGTAACCGTTATGCTGTAATGAAACGGATGTCGTTTGGCGGTAAAAGTTTTGACCAGATTATTGGATACAGGAGGATGGGAGAATTACAGGCTAAAATACACGACAACAGTTCTCGTATATTAAAAGAAGATTGTCTGGATTTACCGGATAAGCTTTACCAGAAACGCTATGTTCCGTTGAGCGCGGACCAGAAGAAAGTGTACGACCAAATGAAAACATTAGCCTTGGCTCAGATAGACAATGGGGAATTATCTACAACAACAAGTGTTTTGACGCAGATTATGCGGTTACAGCAGATATGTTGTGGTTTTCTGCCCCCTGATGATGGAGAAATAAAAGAGTTAGAGAACGGCAGAATAAAAGAATTACTGTCTATCTTAGAAGAGGTTAACGGAAAGGTTCTTATCTGGGCAACGTGGACGCATGACATTAAGAAAATAAAAAAAGCTATTGCTGAAAAGTATGGTGAAGAAAGTGTAGCGACTTTTTATGGAGAGACACCACAGGATAAACGGCAGGAAATTGTAGATAATTTTCAAAAGTACCGACATCCTCTTCGATTCTTTGTAGGGCAACCCAGAACAGGGGGATTTGGTTTGACGTTAACAGAGGCAAAAACTGTAATTTATTATTCGAACAGTTATGACCTTGAGATAAGGCTTCAATCGGAAGACAGGGCGCATCGCATAGGGCAAGAAAGTAACGTAACTTACATTGATATTGTATGCCCTGATACGGTTGATGAAAAAATTATAGATGCTTTGCAGGATAAGGTGGATCTAGCAACTAAAGTATTTGGGGAAGAAACAAGGCAGTGGCTACAAAGTTAAATACGTGTAGTCTTTTCCGTCATAAGCCATACACGATTTTCTACATCCATCAGGTTTTGTGCTGACATGAACCCATCCGTTATTAGGATTGTTGTTTTTTTCTGACCAGTATTCCAGTATTAACTGGTCATATTCAAGATTGTCTTGAATAAATTTAGCCAACTCTGGGTTTGGAATCCCTGCTATTTCTAAGTCAGCGGCTTGCCCCAAAGAGTGTTGGCTTTTTTGAGAGCCTCCTATTCGTTCATTAAGAGCCTTGGACCGATAACCGCTTGTCGGGGTAAACGGTCCGTATTTTTCTCGTATAGGTTCAAGAATTGTCTCACATAAATACTTAAGGTTTTTTATATGCGTTTCTGTTGCGGTATTATCTATATTAAAACGAAGGGCTGTTTGGCTTTTGCATAGTTCTGCAAGGGTAAAATGAGGGGATAACTTCATAGCAATTGTTCTAACCCAGATGCTATTATAATTAAAACAACAATACCCCAAAGTTTTGTGTCTAATCTGTCTAAAGTTTTTTCTACTTTAGCGTATCTAACGTGACATTCTTTTTCATGCTTTTCTAATAGTTTTAAAACATCGTCACTGTTCATCGTATTATCCTATCAAACGGTCTAATTGTTCCATTCTTGCAAGAGTCTCAGGATTAAAAGGCCCGAGGTTAGCTTGTGCTACATTCTGAGCAGGTGGGGCAGTAATAGAAGGGCGTGAAGAAATATTAAGTTGTGAAACTTTTTCTTCAGATGGTTTTCTTTTAGGAATTGGTATGTTTAATTCGCGAGTTTCTTTTCTTTTTTCTATTTCTTTTTTCTCTTGACTTACTCCTGTAGGGACAATTTTATCAGTTACAGGCGCTACAATTTCTTCTTTAATAGAAGTAATAAGCGGAATTGTTCCAATTGGAAGCCCAAAATATTTTAACAACCCGTTTTCAAAATCTTGCAATACTTTTTTTGCTTCGGTTGTTGTAGGGTTTAAATCAATAGTTTTATCTTTAAAAGGTTCCATTACTTTTGCAAATTCGTTTCCTTTTTTAGGATCAAAAATATCTTTTAATCTTTTTTCTATAAGAAACATAGGGGCATCTGAGAGAACTTCTTTACCTATATCAGAAGCCATAGCCCCTGCTTGTATGTTTCCTATACTTTGAAAAAAGTTAAAACGATTAAGAACAGACCCTATAGCTTGCAAACTAATAATTCTAGCAGTTTTTTCTTCCATTTTACTTGGATCTATATTCAAGTAATTAGAACTTAATTCTTTATAATAATTAGAAACTTTTTTTAAATTATTTAATTGTTCTTTTATTAAATTTTCTGTTTCTGGTTTAAGAAGATTTTTATTTTTTAATACATTTAAAATAGAATTTTTAGAAGATACAAAGTCTTTTTTAAAATTAGCCCCTAAATCTTTTATATTTTTTATGTCAGTATTTAAAGCAAATTCTAGCATGTTTCCTGCGTTTGAATCCCCAGGTAAACGAGCTTGAGTTAAGACTCTATCTAATAAATCTTCAACAACAAAACTAACAAAAATATCGCTCCCCTCTGGGAGTTCTTTTCCTGCGTTTGAAACAATATCAGATAATTGATTAAAGTTTTTTAAAGGAGCATCAGACCTAATTACAAAATTTATTGCATCTTCTGGTCTTTCTTTGCCTCCAACTTGTTTAAATATTTCAGAAAAAGACTCTTTATCTTTATTTCTTCTTACAATATCTGGAACAGTTTCTTGTAAAAATTTTCTTGAAGCTTCTCCACCTTTTTCTAATATATCTTTTAATTCTTCAAAAGAGGGTTGATTAAAAAAATCTCTATATTCTGTAATAAAATTTTTAACTTGTTGCGGATTAATAGTGTTTAATTTTAGATCGCCATCAAAATCTTCTATAACTTCTTTTAACCCTGCTTTATTTCTTAAATTTTCTTCCTTGATATATTTTCCAGCTATTCCTCTAAAGATATATTCTATTGCTTGGTCTAAATTTTTTATAGATTCGTCAACATTAATGCTTCTTCCGTCTTTCATAACTTTTAAAGGATTAGAATCAAAAGGGTCTTTTTTTAAAAAATTAAAAGCATTTTTTATTTGATTGTATTTTAATCTTGAAGAAGTTGCTTTACCATCAAATATATTTTCTACAAATAATTCTGGGGCAAGTTTAGGTCTTCCTGAGGGATTTCTTTGAAAAGTTTCCGTCATAAAAGTATTGCCAAAAACATCGTTCCTTGTTTTTGAAAAAACTCTAGCATCCATAAGAGCGTTTAGTTGATCTGCACTTTTTGTTTTACTTAAGGTTATAGTTGGTACAAGAGAATCGTCTAAATCTTCTAAAATAGCTTCTCCTATTGTGCTTAAAATGTTTGCATTTGTCCTGTCGCCTCTTTTTACTAAGCTTTCTGCATTTTCTCTAAAACTTTGTCTAATTTTTAATAAAGTTCCTATGTTTAATACGTTTTTAGGGTATTTTGTTACAGCAACAGCCCTGTCTTGATTTAATTGAGTAAGCTCTAAAGTGTCTTGAGCTATTTTTTTTAACCTTCCAAGTTCAGCAGACGACAAGTCAGCATATTTCCCTTTTCCTATTCTTGTGCCTTCAAAATCACCCTCACGTAATCTTTCTATTTCTTCTATAAAGTTTTTTAAACGTGGTTTACTTAACACAGGGTTTTTTGCTAGTTTAATTGGGTCCATAAGAAAACCAATAGGCTGGCCTTCCATCATAAAAAAGTCTTCTACCGTTAACTCTGGGTCGTCTTTTAACGCTTGATTGTATTTTGCTTTATCAGAAGAATTAAGTTCATTTGGATCAGTAGATTTTTCAAATTTTCTGTAAATGTCTGATTCATTTAATTGTTTGTTAATTTGAGAAATAACAGACTCTATTCTATTATCAAATCTTCTTATTTCTTTTATAAAAGATTTAGATCCTGGCTCGTCTGCCTCTCTTATTCTAATCATTAAATTTTTTAAAGGCAGTAATTGAGGAGGAAGGTCCCCTATGTCTCCTGGAAGATCATAAAAATCTTCTGAGCTTTGATTATTCGGATCAGTTATTTCTTTATACCTTCTTGTTATATTATCAGTTACAACAGGGGTTGTTTTTTCTATTTCATTCCACAATTTATTTTCTTGTTCTTTTGAAACTTTTAAAACGTCATCTAATTTATTTCTAAATATTTTGTTCATTTTAGCATCTAAATCTGGGCTGTACCCAAATTCATCTATTTGATTATCAATTTTTATTCCCTCAGGGCCTTTTATTTTTTCAACAGCTAAATCTGTTTCAGTAACTGCGTCAACTAATTCTAGTTTAAGAGTTTGCCTTAATCTGTTCTGCATTAAATCGCTTGCCGCTTGTGTTAAATTTGATGCTTCTTTTCCATTTATATTTTCTACTTGTAATGCGTTGTGCCTAAGTTGCTGTATTACAGCGCTTATGGCGTTAAGTTGATTTTTTGTTGAATCATCAAACTTTTTTGCAAAATCAGGGTCTTTTGTTTTAACTCTACGAACTAATTCTCTTTCAACTTGTATAAGAGCTGGGTTTAAAGTTACTTGCCCGGGGGAACCTATTGTTCCTTTGTTAAAACCGTCTTGAACTTCAGCAATAATTTTACCTAAATCAGTAGTTTCTCCTTCTTTTGCATTTTCTATTAATAATTTAGTTATGTATTCTCCTGTTCTTTTATCTACTTGACCTGGCAAAACTTTTTTAAATAAATTTGATGTTTTTTCTGCTGCGTATGAAGAAACATTAAGGGCTACACGAGGAATATTAACAATAGAAGTAGCTGTTTCTGAAAGTATTCTTGGAAGTGTTTCTCCCGGCCAATTTTTTTCTGCAATATAAGCTCCGGGAGCCGCGGAAGCTCCAACAGCAATCTCGGCCCTAACAAAAGGGTCACTAAGTTTTAACCCACCAGGGCCTGTAAGTTTTGCAGGAATTGTTCTACCGCCTACAAGCGGAACAGCTTTAGGAATAGCAACGTCTTTTGGTCCAACTCTTGCTGCTTTTCCCATTGTTTCTAATCCCTTAGTAACAACATTTTTAGCCTTACTTCCTCCCCCGTAAATTTTTTCAAATAAATTAGATTTTCCCGCAGATTGATTTATTCTTTTAAAAAAAGGAACATTTTTTCCTGTTTTCCTAATAAATGCTTCTCTTGCTGGATTTATTGCATTTCTTAAGGCAGTAACGCCATTACTTACAGACGCATCCATTATTTCTTTTGCCGGAAGTTTAGTCGCAAGAGCTTTAATTGTTGGAGTAGCAGTTATAACAGCAGCAAAAGTATCCGCTGCATTTGCTGCCGCTTGGTCCGAACCCGGCATAAAAGGGTCTTCTGGAAGAATAACTCCTTCAGCAATTTTAGTACCAGTTAAAGCTGTTAATCCTCCCCCTAAAAAACCTCCCGCGGCTAAAAGCCCTTTAATTACAAAAGCTGTAGGGGGCAAAGGAGCTCCTATAGCAAGTCCTGCTCTTCCCCCTCTTTTTGCTCCTTGCCAAAAAGCAGCGCCTTCTACAAGCGCTCTTGCAAGCCTTCCTTTGTCTATAAAATTAAAAAATTTATCGTCAGCATCTCTTTTACGTATTGATGTTGACTCTTCTATTATATCTTCAGGAGAATACGTTCCATGTATTTTAGTTTTTATTTGTTCCGGGGTAAATCCTTGAAGAAACAGTAAATCATTTGCTATAACTTCTTTAGCAACTTTGTCGCTTAAGGGTCTTTCTTCATTATTTCTAAGGTTTCCATATATTTTTTTAACGTCATATTTTTTGTTCATTTTCTGATTTATTACATCAGGGTTTAAATTTTGAAACTCTAAAAATTGATCTTGAAGAAGTTGTTCATTATAATCGGACATTTTTAACCTTTCTTTTAATTATCTTCAGTAAACAAAGGATAAATTTTATTACCGGAACCTGCTTGTTCTCTTAATGGTGGGTTTGTAGAAGGGCCGTAAATAAATAAATCTGAAACTCCTTTATAAGAAGAAATTATAGTATTTACCGTATCTATAGTTGCTTGTATTTCCGCTGCATCATCTTCTTCTCTATTTAATTGTTGCCTTCTAACAAGACCATCTTTTATAGTTATAAAGAAAGGAAGAGTTTTATTATTTATTTCTTCTGCAACTGTTTCTGGGCTTTTAAATAAACCAACCTCACCGGGAAGAGCTTTTTCAAATTTTTCTATCACTCCTTTACCACCGCCTTCTCCACGGTCTACAATTACACTTCTTGCGCTTGATATAAAAGCGTTAGCACTTGTAGCTAAACCGCCTAAAGTATCATTAATTTCTTTTGGATCGTCAAACTTCCTACCTCCCCCTAAAAATTCAGATATTACATTAGCTGAAGATGCAATTCCTATTGCAACCCCCGAAGCTGGAAGATTGTTTGCATTTTTTTCCATATTTTTTACAGCTTGCATTAATGCAGTTTTAGATATATCCGGCGTTGTTCTTAACCTAGGTTGAAACGTTTTGCCTTTACGATCTGGTGTATATTCTAGGTCTAATTCATCTGTAACAGTTTTTATTAAAGAAGAACTAACTTGACCCCCGCTTTCTATACGTTCTTTTATTGCGTTAATGTCTGCTCGACTCATTAATCCAGGTCTAGTTACTTGGACATTATTTTCGATTGTTGTTGTTGGTTTTGTTTTGTCTAACAAAGCCCTTCCAAAAAGATCTGTTGCAGTATTTGTGTCTCCTGAAGCATACATTTTCCTAATATCTAGATTAGAAAGTAACGCTCTCTCCCTTTCTTGCATTGTCGGCGCTAAATTTTCATACCAGTTTCTAAACCCAGCATCGTTTATTACTTTATTACCAGTCTCTGTAAATATATTAAGGCTACCGTATTCAAGCCGTAATTCCGCAGCTGCTAATCTAAGTTTGTCATACTCAAGTGCTTGTGAAATATCTAACAACTCTTTAGACGTTCTATCTTTTAATCCTTGCAGTGTTATCTGTCCATCAATCCCTAGTTCAGTTAAATCTTTCTCAAGAGCCATTTTTTCTCTGGCAAGTATCCGTGCTTGTTCTAATTGTTGTTCGTCAAGACCTAATTTTGCAAAGAACTGTTCATCTGCTTGTTCTAATTGCTTTCTATCAAGGTTTATAGATGCAGCAAATTGTCTTTGTTGTTGCTCTAATCTTCCGGCTTGCAAGTACTTCTCTGCAAGAGTTTTTTGACTTAACAATGCAGATTTATTGTTATAATCAGTATTCATATTTTTTTCGGTATACCCTTGTAAGGAGCTGTCACGCTCTAATGTGTTTTCATGCATTACCGCTATTTTTGTTTGTTCTTGCTCTCCTATTAACACTTGCAGTTTTTGTCTTGCGTCATTAAGCATTTGCGTTTTGTTAAGGTCGGTGCTACTCCTTAATTCTGCTATATATTGTTGTAATGCATTTACATCATTAGCTAGTCTTGTTTGATGGTCCTGTGCGCTTTCTTGTACTTTTTTAGCTATATTTGCTTGAAACTCTGTTAAGCCTGTTGCAAACATATTACTAAGAGTTGCTGTCCTTTCTGCTCCTTTTTGCTTTCTTATATCTTTTTGTTCCTCTTGATAAAGTCCTGACGCAGTTTGAAGCGCCCCCATACGTGCAGCGCGGTCAGCTTCTGATGCTTGGCCTGCTATAGCAGTAATTTCTCCCGGCACAGGAGCAAAAGCACCTGCTAAATCACTAAGAAAATTTGCGCCAGGTTGGCGTGACCCTTGTGCAAGTCTTAATCCCGCCCCTCCAATAGAAGCCAATGCTTGAGCTTTTGCGACATCTTTATCAGGTTGCCCTATTCCTGTTTGAAAAGTAGGTAAAAGATTTGCATAAATATCTTGAAAAGTCCTTTCTTTTAAATCTGTCATTGGTTCTATGTTAGGCGCATCTGGTCTAAAAGAACCAAAAGCACTACCTTTTTGCATTTTACGAACCATACCACCCTCTGCCATTTGCACAGGTTCTTCAGGTTGTCCTGCCATAAGCATAGACCCAACACCACCTGCCATATCTGTTGGCATACCACTTTCATCTTCCATAGCAATATCAGCTTCGCCCTGCATTAACGCATCTAATCCACCTTGAGCCTCTACGATAGCCATAGTCGGTTGAACCAAGGTCAATACAGAATCTGGGGTTTGCTCTGCATCAGGCTCCCCGACAAGTCCTGCAAGCTCGTCTCTGCGCCCTTCTACAGGAATTTCATCACCACGAATTGCGTTCATTAACTGTTCATAATCTTGTGCGGAATCCACTTGAGACAAGATACCAGAAACAAGCTCATCTCCTTCTTGTCTTTGTGCTTCTGCCATAACCTCTTCTGGACCGGGGGCCATGGGCATTTCAGCAGGGGGCATCATCTGTTGGGGTGGAGGAGCCATCATCTGTTGGGGTGGAGGAGCCATTGGTTGTTGAGGAACCATACCACCTTGTTGCATAAACATTTTTCGTTTTAATGGATTCATGTTACGTGTTCCCTTATCCTGAACCAAATAAACCAAGGTTTTTAGCGCCAGCGGCTGCACTTAATCCGGCAATTCCCAACCCTGCTACTTGTTGGAACGGAGAAGGGGAGAAAGTCGGTGTTTGTGTCACTGTTTGCTGACTAGACGGTATACCTTTGTATATGTCACTTAAGAACTGCAACTGTTGATATGGATACTGTTGTTGTTGAAGCTCTGTTTGGCGTGTTGCATCCAGAGCAGATTGACCAATACCACGTTGCAATGTACCTAAATTCATAAGAGTACTTATATCTTGGTTGCTAAGACTTTGTAACTGTTGCCCTAACCCTGCCTGCACTCCGCCTAACCCTGAAAGTTGTTGTCCTATTCCTGCAATACCTCCTGCAAGACCAGAAGCTAATCCTGCCTGACGCGCCGCTAAATCAGAACGGGCAAGCCCTGCCTGTTGTAACGCTCCTGCTCTTTGGAACCCTATATTACTTAGTCCCTGACCTGAAGCCAATCTTCTGTTTTGCTCTTCCTGAAAAGCTTGTTGTGCTTGTTGCGAGGCTCTTCCATAGTCTTGAGCGTAGGCTTCTCCAATAGCTCTGGCACGTTGTCCCTCTAATTCTGCATCCATAATGTCGCGTCTTGAACCGGAAAAAGCTCCCGAAGAAACAGCTTGAGCGTCTTGACGGTTTTGTGCCTGGTCAAATTGACGATTAATAGCGGCTTCAACATATTGTTGATACGGACTTTGAAACTGTGTGACACTTGAAGGGTCAAACTGTGCTTGTTGTGCCTGACGAATAGAAGCAATACCAGACTCTAGTTCAGGTGTTGCTCCTGCAGTTGGTAAAAGCTGTTCATAGCCTGTTTGAAGTTGTTGTTCTGACGGTTCCATAATGTCAAAGGCGCGTGTGCCACGGCCAAGTGTTCCTCTTGCCTGACCATATGTCCGTCCTGCTTCTCCTAATAAGTCTTGTGCATTTTGTAAGTAAGGAAGATAAGACCCTATACCTACCTCGGCTAAGTCCATTGCCTGCATTTCCTGCGGGGATAACCCTGCAACTTTAAATCCCGGCGGTAAAACGCGATCTGACTGACGACTTGCAACAAGCGCCTGTACATCATCTAAAAGCGCTCTTCTATACGCCGCAAATTGGGGATCTTCTTTTACCGTAGTGGTTTGTTGGACAACATCTGTAGCCATTATGCAACTCCCTCAAATTTTTTCATTAGACCGTACATTGTTTTAATACCGTCTTTGTACCCTCCGCCTGCAAGTTTACCCACACCTTCTACTGCATCTTTAGTAAAAACAAACTCACCAGGCATAAGATCTGCAGCAACAATATCACGTTCTACGCCAAGAGGACCGGGAACTTCTCCCGTTCTCCGTGGTCCGTATACTTGTCCACCCGTTTCCATTTTTTGAGCAGCTCCTTCTTCAATGCCTTGCCTAAAACTGGCAACAGGGTCGGCAACTCTTGGAAGATTAGCCCTTGCAGAAGCAAGTCGTTCTGACGCAAGTTGCTGTGCTTGTTGTCTACGAACTATGTCGTCTTCAATTGCAGGGTTTTCTTGATAAAAAGGTGAATAATACGCATACCCTCCTGTTTCAACATTGCTTGGCGCTGTAATTGTATTGCCTACTGTAGCAGGGGGAAGTGGAGGTGGAGGCGGTGGAGAGGGTTTTTGACGCGCTATTAGTTGTTCTATATCTGATTCAGAAAGACCTAATTCTAACAAAGCTTCCCTATCAATATTAGGAAAGCTACCTTGCGCTGACATAGCTTGATTAGCTGTCATGTTATTTTGTGCGTTTGCGACATTTTGTGCATTTTGTTGTGTGTTAAACACACCTAATTGATTTCGCATAGCTTCTGCAATACGAGAGGCAGAAGCACTGTATAAATTGTTTGGATCTGAAGCTCTACTTTCTTGTACACCAAGGTCAGCCCTTAATCTGCTTTCGTTAGCTGTTTGATAAGGAAGACTACCAATTGTAGAAATTAATCGGTTTTCAAAATCACCAAAAAGAGGGGAAGAAACAAATTGACTTTCTGTCATAGGATTAGGGCCTGTAGTAGCTTTTCTGTACTCCTGTGCGTACAATTCATTAAGACGATCTAGTTGTCCTGAAGGACTAAGCGTAGGGTCTATGTCAAATATACCCCCTCCTGTCTGCATTTTGCGTACTGGAAGAAGGGACGCTAACCCGCCATCTCTGCCATAAGCTCTTCCGGGACGGACAATCGGGTCATAAGGTCTTCTTGTTGTAGGAAAGTCTTGGAAATTAACTCTAAGAGCCGCAATTTGTTCTGGTGTTGGGTCGCCGTAAATGTCCCCCGGATTATCCCCATAACCTCCACCACCCATAAGAGCAGCACCGCCTAAAGTTGCTCCTGCTGCAGGAAGAGCAGCTCTAAGTGCGCCCATTTTTGTAGGGATTAAATTTCCAAATTCATCCAATCTAAGGCCTTGCCCCCGCGTTGTAAAAGGAGTGGCATATGCTTTTATTTTGTCAACAAGACCAACTTCTGATTTAGGTATTACTTTTAAAAAATCTGCTGACGTTAATACTTCTGGATTTACGGCTCCTTCTGCTGCGGCTTGTGCAATTGATTTTTGTATAAAATCACTTTGTGTTGCTTTTGCTGCTTCTGCTGCTGCTGCTGTTTCTGCTGTTTTTGTTGCCGCTTCTCTTGTTGCTGCTGTTGCTACGTCTCCTGGTGGTAAACTTTGAAAAGGAAGTCTGTCTGCAGTTAAAACCCCCTTACC